AGCGTTTTCCCATTCGCTTTCCTTATCAAAAGACACTCTTGCACTATTAACAGTGCTAAGATCATTACCCATATAATCAATCAATTCGACTTTAATTTGTTCAAGTCCCATTATCTATATCCTCCAACGCTAAAAAATAACCTAATAACACATCGCTAACTAGCTTTTCTTGAACTGAGTAAACATCTTGAAAAACCTCGTTAACATTCGGCAACCCTAAATCGTCAAACATAACTTCGGTAGGCGTTTCGGTGTCAGTCTTGTAAGCATTCCACTTTAGACGCCATTGCTGCAATTCAAACTTGGTGATTAACCCTTCCGCAGCTTGCTTGTTGACGCTTTCGAGAATCAACACCGCAAGCTCCTTTTTAGCCATCATGTCCGTTACGTCGTGCAACGCGGTTAGCGATGCTGTTTGTAAGTCTTTAATGGCTTTGGTTAGCTTTGCATTGGCTCTCACTAGGTCGTTATAACTTTGCTTTTTGCGCGTCATAATCAATACCCCACAACGCCATAACGGTTCGTTTTAACAGCCTTAGTAATGAATAAATCATTAAACACACCTAACACACTACCTGCCGCCTTATCTTTCGGCTCTGAGCGTTTAGGCGTGTAATGTCGCCATCTGTCAGCTTCTTGAACAATGCCATAAATTGTTGGCACTTGCATATTCATCTTTTCAGCGATCTTTTTAATGTCAGTCTTTTTGTCATATAGCTTGACGATCTGATGGTTACGTTTTGCGCGTTGTTCTTGCAGTATTTCACCTGTGCGAATTACGTTAATGCTTAAAATATCAGCCCAACGATACATTGTTGAAACCGACGTTAACTTAAAACTCCACGCGGTCGCACTGGTTCGCATAACCGACTGTGCAAGATATAGGTCGTTCTTTAACGCTTCCTTAAATTCAGGCTTAGTGGTTGTGTGCCCTTTTGGTATTCTGTGTGCGTGTTGGTTATACCATGCGTCAACGCGTGCATTGACTTCGTCTTGAGTTAGTTTTTTCATAGTAGAATAAACCCCGATATTGTGTAGCCAATAACTAATGAAATCCCAATAGCAAAAGCTAAATACCAGCGATAGGCTGTTACGACATCATCATAGTTGTTTTCAGCTTCGATCAACTCAACGCGCAAGTCGATATTCTCGTTATTGACTTCGCTGTAATCGTCTTCCAGATCTCGATAACTTTGCAGTAAGTTAGCGTAATCGCTTTTAGCAATGCCGATCTTTAACTCTAAGTCGCTAATCTGTTGCTTTTCTTCATCGCATAATCTGCGTGGTTTTACGTAAGGCTTTTTGTTCATAATAATCCGTTCCTTTTTTTTAAGTCGTGCGCGCTTGCACATTTTGAGTTGCAGAATAATTGCCCATCTAGGAAAAGCTCCTCACCACAATAGTGACATTCGCCTGTAACCGCTAAAGTGTCAGCTGTTGCAGTTCGTGCGGCTTTGATTGCCGCTTCTGTCGCTAGCTCGATTTGATGTTGAGCTTGGTCGATTTCGTCGCCGTGTATCATTTAGTGCATCCATGCAATAATTAGTAAAAGTGCCATCATGTTGATGGCTAGGTAAACTGGTAGGTCTGTTGTCATTTTCCAACTCCTATCCCGTGGGCTTTTTCGATTGCTCTAACAACGCCAATAGTGTCTCCTTCATGTGCATTTACAATCCGCATTATTTCATCTTCACTCAACGGCTCACGCGTTGGTGCGGCTTGCCACATACTGCTGTATATATCATACTTTGACCATCTGGAGTAGCTGGACTGAGTTTCTGCGGTCATCATCTCTTCTGTCGGCTCACTTGGTAGCCATTTGTGTTGTGTTGTCATTTTCTCACTCCCTAATCCCGTGCCAATACTCTACAGCTTCGACTAAATCCGCTGTATCATCAATGCAACCACGTTGCATCATGCTATCAATATCTCGCGCCGTCATCGGCTTGATTGTCGATAGTGCGGCTTCGAGAGCGGCTTTCATACCATGAGCTGTCGCAACGCCTCGCAGTAATATCTGGCTGTGGCTTCTGTTATAGGTGTCGTAAGCATTGCAAGCTAACTCAACCATTTCGTCTGTTACTGTCATTTCACTGGCTCCATATATTTCACACCCATTAAGTGATCTTTTGGTTGTTGTTGAAAAAATTTAAGCGTTGCTTGGAATTGGCTATTCGCTTCGATTGTTGTCCGCTTCATCGTGCCATGACCATATTCACGGTAAAGCACTTCCCACTTGCCTAGCGTCACGTGTTGACTCCTTTTTGCTTTGGTTTAGCTTTAGTTGGTCGCCCGTCGTTCTTAACAGGCTTTTGTTTGCTGTCAAAATAGTGATGCTGTCCGACTTTTCCGATGTACTTCATACCCTTGGACCATTCAGGCGGTGCGATTATTTCCGAATAATAGTGGTCGGCAGTTCCAACTATTTGCGGTAGTTGTTTTGCTAGTGCCTTGTGGGCGATTATTTCCGCTTTTTGGTAGGCTTCAGGTTCTTCTATTATTAAGTCCTTCTTGCGCGTCCAGCTAAACTGATTAGGCTGATAAACCACTTTGCATACGCTAGGTGGGTAGCGTTCGTCTTTAACGCGGTTAAGTGTCGTGTTCGCTACTGCAATTTGTCCTTTGTGCGATTCGCCTCTAGCTTCAAAATAAACATTTTCGGCAAGGCAAACATCCTCACTTTTCAGCTTTTTCGGTATTGCTACCGACTTAGGGCTTGCGTATTCTGAGCCGTAAACTTCGACTGTGTTGTCTGGTTGGTATTGGTAGGTAATCATGGCAAAAGCTGGGGCTGCTATTGCACCTAGCCATAATGTGTTGGTTAATGTTTTCATGCTCTACTCCGTATATAGGCGTAAAAAAACCAGCTTATTAAGGCTGGCAAAGAGGTAAATAGAAAGCGCGGCTCCACAAAATTGTAAAACACCACATTTGACACAAGTTAATAAAAACCGCGCTTTGTATTTAATCCGTTCTAATCGCGCCCGTGAACGGTAACGGGGAAGTGGTAACGAGTGTCATAACCATCGCTTGCAATATTGACTCGGGCGCTAAGTAATCCGCTAGGAAACCTTAACGCTTGCGCGGATATGCCAGCCGCTTGATAGGATTAACCTATTCAATAACCACTCTCTTGACCGTACTTTCCGATCTGTCAGTTTAGTTTTTACCTTTTTAGAGGTTGATTTGAGAGCGGTTATTGAATAGTGCCACTCTACTGCGCGGTGGCTGTGCGCGTTCCCAAGTTGTTAAAGTGCTGGTTGCGTTTTGTCGTTCGCTATGGGTGTAATATTAATCTAGCGGGCGTTATTTGTAAAGTGCTGTTTTACATTTTTCTTAAAAATTTTTAAGCTGCAAATAAATTTATAAGCATTTCAAAGCGTTAAGTAGTGATAGTTGATTAGCGTCTTTGCTGTTTAACACCTTTATTACGCGCTCATCCAAACAACCTTTAGCTATTAGGTGAACAACACGGACGGGTTTGGTTTGTCCTTGTCGGTATAATCGGGCATTAAATTGTTGGTAGTATTCAAGATTCCATTGCATTGAGAACCATACCATCAATGAGCCGCCATGCTGTAAGTTTAAGCCATGGCCAGCGGATTGAGGATGGGCTAATAGCATCTTAATACCCCCATTGTTCCATCGGTTGATTGTGTTGGGGTCTTTATCTAACACAACGGCATCGGGAAAGGCTTTTAGTAACCGCTCAAGGTCGGACTTAAAGTTATAAGCAACAAGCATCGGCTCATCGTTTTGCTCTACTAGTTCTTTTAAGGCTTCAATCTTAACATCGTGTAATACGCTGTAATTACCGTTTGAGTCGGTGTAAGTTGCACCTGAGCAAAACTGTAAAAGTTTGTTAGCCAAAACAGCCGCATTCATCGCTTCGATTTCTTGCCCGTCTGCAAGCGTTAAAAACAGTTCTTTTTCAAAAGTGTCATAAGCAATTTGCGCTTGTTCGGGTAGTTCTAGCAGTTCGGTTAAGATTATTTTTTCAGGCAGTTCAAGATAATCAGCCGCTTGCATACTAATAACCTTATCGCTTATTGCTTCGTGTATCTTTTGACTTGCGCCTGCACGTATCTTATAACTAAAGCCATGGTAATCGGTTTCAAAATAGCGGTCACGATATGCCGTCAAAGTTTTACCAAGTGACGCGCCATAATCTACAAGGTACATTTGCGCCCACAAGTCGATTAAACCGTTAGGGCTGGGTGTGCCCGTTAATAGCACCATGTAATCGGTTAGACTGCTAACCGCCTTTAATGCCTTAAATCGCTTTGATGTAGCGTTCTTAAAACTTGATGACTCGTCAACAAAGATAGCGTCGAAAGGAAAGCGTTTGCCGTAATGCTTGACCAGCCAGGGGATGTTTTCACGATTGATAACGTACACATCCGCATCAAACTGTAAAGCTGATAGGCGTTTCTTTTCGCTCCCTGTAACCACTGACACGCGCAAATGTTTGGTATGTGACCATTTACTAGCCTCTTGCGCCCAAACGCTGTTAGCAACCCTTAGCGGTGCAATGATAAGGACTTTTGAGCAAGTGAAGCTGTCTATCATATCGCTAATGGTGGTTAGGCTGGTTGCTGTTTTACCAAGCCCAAGGTCAAGGAATAACGCGCATCGTTTTTTGTCTTTAATAAAATCAATCGCTTTGTTTTGATAAGCGTGAAGGTTATCGCGGGAAAGCATGGTCTATTGCCTCTTTAGTATCTAACACCAACACAGTGCAACCATAAGCCCGTCGCTTTTCATGATCGCGTAATTGTAGCTCGGTTGGTTTTTTGTTCGGTGCTTTCAGTTCTACAAAAATAATTTGACCGTCGGGCATTGTAACAATGCGGTCGGGTACTGATCGCTTGGCTGGGCTGGTAAACTTTTCGCACATTCCGCCCAACTCTTTTATGCGCTTAACTAAATAGGCTTCGATTTGTTTCTCTAACATTCTTTACTCCGATAAGTGTTAATAGTTCATTTGCTTGCTGAATATAAACATCATAATCAACGTCATTGGGTAGTGTTGCTGGTAATTGCATAGCTGGTTTTGCCCCGTCACTATTGGGCACTTTATTGCCGTTTTTGACATAGCGGATACATTCGGTCTTTGGTACTTGGTTTGAGTAGTAGAATCGAACGGCTTTACCTAACAAGTCATCACGCCATTTTGCACCGCCAGTTACTTTGCGAATTGTCACAAACTTGCGCAAGTCATCACACGCTTTAATTGTTTGCTCGATTGGTATCCCATGTTCTAAGTAATCACAAACAGCATCAAAGGTTATAAGGTTTTCAGGGTTTTTAGCCAATGAACCAGTAGCAAACGCGCCTTTTCGTTTAACACCACCTCCCTTTTTTAATGCCACGTAATTATTGACATCACGGCTATAAAGCGCGGCATATTCGGCAAATTCTAAAGTGTAGGATGTTTTTAGCATCCAATCAAAACACAACTCATCATATAGGTCACGTTGCGACTTATCAAGCAAGGTAACAATACCGTCAGTGTTGGCACTTACGACACTCATACCGTGCTTTTCCAGTTGCTCTATTAGCATCAAAAGGCTTAATTGCCCTGTAATTGTTGTTTGGATTAAAAGGTCTGGTGAATATAGGATTGAGTATTTTGAGCCGAACTTGCCAAATGACCCATTGAGCACAATTTTGTAGGTGCTATCAACAACCTTATTACCTGCCTTTTTAGCGGCAAGGCGTTCTTGAACAATAGACTTATAAAGCTGTAAGAAAGGTTGACCAAGACTTTCAGGCGCTAGGTTTTGTTGTAGAATGATACTGGGATACATTGACGCAACGTCTGCGTCAAATAAAAGCTGATTGGTGTTAGGTGTTACCGCTTGCGACTTTTCGCATGAGTGCAATCCACCGATTCCCATTTGGTACTCACTTCGACCCATTTTTATTCTTGTTTTTGCTAACCATTCTGGCATTTTAATTGAGCCGTTAAGCATCACCTCAAAACGCTGATCCAGTAACTTGCTAAATATGTCGTTAAGCTCTTTTGATTCAAAACTGATAATGCGCGGGTTGCGATAACGATAGGTTTTTGTTATTGACGCTGTTGGTTTTTTGACTTGTTTGCCTGTTAGCTTTTCAAGCTCTGATTTAATCAAAGCTTCGGCAATTTGGGCATCTGATTTTGAACGTAAGTCAACACCGTATGTTTCGCTCATTTGCTCTCGTAATGCGACTTGACCCTTAAGCTCGTTATAAAGTAGCTCCGTGGTTTCTAAATCGTTAAAACAATACTCTACAAGCTGTTTACGCTGCGTGTTACTTATAACAGCGTCAGGCTCAATCGGTAAATCTTGCATTTTTGGCGCGTGCAATCGACCACCATAAATCTTAAGGCTTGCTTGACCAATAGCTAACTCCATTAAATCGATATGATCCCATGCGGGCACATTTAACTCAAAGTCACGTAACACCATCCATGCAGGCTTATCGCTGTTGATTATGGTGTCGCTTAATGCCTTTAATTGCTTGTTGGTTGCGCCCGTTAGGGCTAGTGCTATTAACGGCAAGTCATAACCAATACCGTTAAAGCTGATTGTGGTGTTACCGCCCATAAGGTTGAATAAGGCGCGTCGGTTTAGAGGTTGGTCATCAAAACGCTCGAATAAGTGGGTTTGTGAGCCGTTTAATTCTTTTAAGTAAACACACCAGTAGTTTGAATAACATTCAGTGTCTAGGATAAATTTCATAAGGGGTGGCCTTTTTATAAATTATTTCAATTACTTTCGATATTGTTTTCTGAAAAAATATTCCATTCTTTACGACGACGCGCCATAAGGTCTTGGTAATTCTTATAAGCAGATGTTTTTGTCGGGCTGAAACCAATATATTTGCACCAATAGTCATTTCGCAATAATGTTTTAACAAGTCTTCGCCAGCTCGGTACTTTTTGAGCATTTTCCAATTTTAAGTCTGCTTGATCTGGAATATCATCAGGATATCCTCGCAATTTCCACCACTTTAAATACACTGCAAATTTGTTTTTGTAATGCTCTGCTGTTTTAGGTGGCATACTTTTCAAAATCATTAAACAAAATGATTTCCATGTGTGTCCTTCTGGCAAGGTAATTGTATGGTTTCCCATTACGTTACCGCGCTCGTTGCTATAAAGTTTACCTGTATTTGCACCGTTTACACGCATAACTAAACGCGCCCAAATTGACGGCTCAATGACTTGATAAAGCCATAACCCTTTCCTAGCTTCATCTCCAAAAGGCTCACAAATTCGCATTTGACTCATTTTCATACCAGCTTGATACATTCTATCGTAAAGTTTGTTATGCGTTTTTCCAGTTTTAGCATGATAAGTCCAAATGTCCTCAACTTTCCAATCGTAAATCGGGTAAACATTCCAAACGTTTTCAACAACATTTGTTGTGTATGGTTTGTTGTCATACATTGGCTTATCACGAGCAAGCGACCTGAAACGATTTAGGCTCTCTTGTGTCCTAATACCGACAAAAGCAGCGCACTTTTCGCCTTGTGCATACCATTGCCCGAACGTCGGAACAAACTCTTCAAACATTACCCCTTCATACCAAAATGGAAAAAAAACACCGTTTTTAATTGCAACTTCTGGCTTTTCTCGAACCCATAAGTTTTTCTTTTCTTCATCCCAGGCAGTCCATTCAGGTTGATACATGGAAACAGCATTCCAAGTTTTAATTGGTACAGACACCCAATAAGGCTCAATACAATCCGCATATTCTGAAAATATGCTTTCTGCAAATTGAATGGTTAGTGAAAATTGAGCCTCCCAATCTAGAAAAAACAGTCCAATCTTTCTATTTCGCTTTCTAGCTTCTTCACAAACCATGTGCACCATCACACCGCTATCTTTACCAGCAGAAAATGAGCAGTAAATACGGTTAAAATTATCAAATGTCCATTCGATGCGCTCAATCGCGGCTTCATAAACATTTTTTTCTAAAAAAGTCTTAGACACTTTTTCGACTCCCAATAAATAATTGCTTTTTGCGCTTCATTGTTAGCTAAATCTTGTTGCTCTTTTGTTAAGTAGCCCCACGCTTCTCTAACAATGTCCTCAGGGCATTTAATAGCCATTGCAACCGCTGCATGACCTATCCATGCTTTTCTATTTGTATCTAATTTTGTCAAATTGTGTTCACATGAATATTCCCACATGTCAGCTACTTTTATCATCCATGAACCATAAAGAATATGATCACCAGTAAATGCTATTGCTTTTTCAAGCCAATCTTTTCTATTCTGGACTGTACCCCACATGTTGTTTTGCAATTCTTCCCATAACCAATATGGATGCCATATTTCACCTGTCTTAGGATAAAGAAAATTCATCGCAAACATCCATGTCATCAAATCTGTCCGCAATCCATGCTTGACTAAATTCACTGTCAGAAAATAAACCGATTAATCCTGTTACTTGCTGCAACCTTAAAACCTCGTCTGGCTCCATTCCAAGCTCTTTAGCAATACGTTCATCACTCCAAAATCGTCGTTTTAATTCAATAACAATATCAGCCATTGCATCTACTTTATGTTCACCCCTGGCGCGGTTATGTCTAATTGTAGAAGCCATACGGTCGTTTTTATCAGTTTGTGAGGTTCTAATTTGTACAAGCGGCAAATAACCATTTACTTTAGATTGGATATGTTTATCTTCTTTCCCGACACGATGCCTATGAAATCCATCAATAACTTCATATTGACCACTTTCATCAAGCATTGATACGATTGGTTGAGTATAACCATCATGAGAAATAGAAGTTTTAAGCAATTCCATTTCTGGTGGTGCAACACTGTTAGGGTTATAGTCATTGGCGTGAACCATGTCATTCCTAACCCATCTTACAAAATCAACAGGTTCGCTTTTGAATGGGCTAATTTCATGAATCTGCTCACGAATAGCATTTATAGCTAATACTTTGTTATGTAAATCCATTTTTTCAATTTTAGAAATAATGATTGAAATGTCAGCCTGTAAGTCATCAATAGCAGAACTGTCTTCAAATAAATCAATAGTCATAATTCACCTCGATTAAAAAGCGGGCTTATAAGCCCGCAAGTCATTTTTGTATTGTTCTTAAAACGCCATGTCATCATCAAGCAAATCAAACTCATCGGCATCAATACCGCCTGCGCCAAACGGCTCACCGTCTTTAGCAAACTGAACACCGTCAAGCTGAGCATTCACGCGCTTACCGTATGAGTTATTTTGAACCCATAGTGTAATGATGGCGTTCACATAACATCCAGCATAAACGACGTTATCATCTTCGGTCAAAGGGGTTTTATCTTTGTTAATAACTAACGGGCGTTTTTTGGTCGATGCCTTGATAGTCATTTTGCCTTCAAGCTCTGGGCGACCCGAATCGTCACCGTCTTTTAACACCATCTTATCCGCACCAACTTTAACCTTGGCATCAGCGGCTACTTTTTGCTGTGCTTCGTTAATCTGTGCGATTAGCGCCTTATGTTCTACTTTGTCGAGAATGAATTGAGCGTCATACTTGCCAGTAGATTCACCACCAAATGATGAGTGTTGGAACAATGAAGGAAATGATAGGCGGACGTTTTGCATTTTGATTTTCATGTTGATTCCTTTAGCTGTTTAGGCTGTTTAACGGTTTAGAATGTTTTGTCTTTCGACGGTTCTAATATTACACTGACTTTTTTAATTTGTAAAGTAAAACTTTACATTTTAATCAAAATCAACAGTCGTTACCCCAAAAGCGGGGCGAGGGTCATCTTCTGGTACTAATGCGGGTTTGCCTTCTGGCTTAATAACCAGTTCGCTCAATAGCGTTTTGTTTTTACCTAACGCCTTTTCAGCCTTAGCAACTGATAACAGCTTGCGCGGCTCATAGGCGGCATCGCCTAGCGTTTCGGTCAATAGTTGCTCGGCTGTTGCTTCGTTCGCCCATTGACGTAATGAGCGCCCAGCTACTAGCTTGTAACCTGTGAATGTTTCGCCTGCGTTAACCTTTTCAGTCACATAAGCTTCAACAGCTTCAAGCCATGAAATAATGAGCTTTTTGTTGTCAAGTGCAAAGCGTAATTGCTCATCGGTCAGTTTGTTAACAGGTACTAGCGCGTCATTATCCATACTGTCAAACTCGCTCATAATAACCGCTTGCGTATGGTCGTGTAAGGCTTTGCAAACGGGTTTAGCTCGGCAGAACTGACAAGCCTTTTCACTAGGGGTAAATGGTGCGTTATCTGATAAGGCTAATTGGGCGCGTTCTTTTACCCATTCTGCCCATTGATAAAGCTCATTAACCGTTGTTTCATAAACGCTAATATTATCGACTCGTGGTTGTACGATAGTGATAACCACCGTTTCGATTTCGTCAAATAACATCCCAAAGTCATACAAAGCGCCAAGGGCGTAAAGCATACCTTGTGGGTTTTTATGTGCATCGACTTTTAAGCCTTTGCCGTATTTAAGGTCAGTGACATACAACGTATCGCCTTTGATGCTCAAAGCGTCGCAAGTGCCAAAACCTTCTGGCACGTATTGCCCAAAATTGACGCGCGTTTCAACAAACAGCTCGCCACCAATACTTCGGACATAGTCAAGATAGGTTTGAACATAGTCCGCCATTTCATCAGTGACTTCAAAGCCGTTGAATTTTTGACCTAAATAGTCGTTTGCGTTATTGCCGCTTTTAAGGCATTTCTCCCCAAGCTCGTGGGCAGCCGTTCCCTCCTCAGCGTATGATGACGTTCTATCACCATTGGGTAATGAGTTCTCAAGTGCTACCGATGCTGGGCAGTTGAGCCAACGGTGTGACCCGCTGGCGCTTAGTTTTGCATGGGCTGTCATAGCGCATTAACTTTATCAAAGACAGTTGGAACGTCATTAGCTGATAAGGTTTTAAGAGTCTTAGCATTGTAAGTTGCTAAAATTTCCTTAATCTTGTCGCGGTTGTCAGGGTTAGCTCGTGACTTTTCCATACAAAGCTCGTGCAACTTTTCCACCGTTACGGCTGGCGCGGTTGCTGGGGCTTCTGTTGGTGTTTCTGTTTTGGGCGCTTGTGTTGGCGCGGGTGTAGGCTCAATCAACACAGCATCATAAGTTACGTTCTTTTGAATCAAAGCGGTTAAGGCTTGAATGGCGGTGGTTAGGTTTTTGATTTCAGTTTCTAGTGACATGGTGTCGCTCCTGTTTAGTCAGTTTTGGTTTGTGTTAAATTACGATTTACATATTACCCAATCAGCGTTATTATGTAAAGCGTAATTTAACAAATAAGGAACGAAAAGTGAAAAAAGAGATTATCGACTCGGTTATGAAGCATTTTGGTAGTAAGACCAAAACGGCTAAACGGTTAGGGGTCACTAGACAAGCGATTAATTACTGGTATGTGATCGGTGGAGTACCTGCAACGGCCGCTATTCGTATTGAGCGTATTACAGACGGCAAGTTCAAAGCGGTTGACCTAGTAGTACCCAATGATATTGATTCGGTAAAAGGTGATGCTGATGCAGACTAAGAAAGAATGGGTAATTGATGTTCTTGAACAGTGCGCCCGTTATGGTTATCGGACAACACCTGTTTTTGAGAACGGTAAAGCGCAACCCTTTGGAGCGGGTCAAGACTATAAAAACTTGGAAGCGTATCGTGGTTGCGCTCATGTTGGCTTAGTGTTGGATGACTTAATTTTAGTTGACTATGACGGTAATAAGACAGACGGCATTATGAGCGTTGCTGAGTTAGAGCTGGCGCTTGATGTGCTTTTTATGCCTGAACCAGCTCAAGTTAAAGGCGATTCAATTCATTGGCTTTTTAAGCGTCATCCTGATGGTGCGTTTAAGGCTTCGGCAGATGGTTACTGGTTAGGCGTTGATATTAAGACGGGCAACCAATTAATGCACATCAAGCAAGGTAAAGAATTGGCACTTGTCGGGCGTGAAGATATTGAGGACGCGCCTGAAGTGTTATTAAATGCGTTAAAGCCGTCGGATGGTGTAACCATTAGTTATGGTGGTGTTGTATCGGGTCAAACGGACTTAGGGGATTTTGAGGGCTTAATTAGTCACTCAAATAGCAATATGAGCCGTGAGGACTTAGAAGCGCGTTTGTCAAAACTTGATAACAATATGCCAAACTCAGAATGGGTAAAAATTGGTCAAGCCTTGCATGATTGGGACCCAGTTCAAGGTTTGGAATTATGGGAAGCATGGAGTGTCGGGGGTCACACATATAAAGAAGGTGAGACCGCTAAACGTTGGGCTTCTTTTCGTCAAGGTAAAGGCGTTACCCTAGGCACGTTAATGCACAAGGTTAAGGAAGCGGATTATGAAGACGCAAAAAAGGAACTGACTGCATTTATTGCACAGATAATGACAGCAACCGAACGCGATATTGAAATAAGCATTGCACCAAAAATTACCAAGGCGGACTTAACTGATATTGATAGAGAAGTATTAGTTAAACGCATACAAGACCGTTTTAAGGCTTTAACGGGTGTTAGACCTAGCGTCGGTACTATTCGCGACATGGTAACGCCTAAGCAGGTACATAAGGGCGAATTGGTAAATGACGATGATCGCCCTAAGTGGTGTAACCAATGGGTTTATGTGAACGCTCAAAGCGGGTACGTAAGGCTTGATGACTTGGTGGTTAGAAAGGCCGAGGCGTTTAACCTTGAATGTGGTCGTTATGTACCAATGAATGAGAACGGTAATAAAATCAGCGCATCTAAGTTTGTTAGTGATGGCGGTTTTATTGAGTCGGTCGTTTCAATGGCTTATATGCCAACGTGTGTGGATCGCTTTTGTGAGTTTAACGGTAAGCGGGTATTAAACACTTTTGACGCGCGAACTTTACCGAAGCCCGCTAGTAATTACACTGATGAGGGTTTGCAAGCTATTGAGACCGTCAAAAAACACATTTCTTTTATCTGTAACAATAACGAGCTATACGCGAAAATCCTAACGGAATGGCTGGCGCATAATGTGCAGTTCAAAGGTGTTAAGATTTTATGGTCGCCCGTTATTCAATCAATTGAGGGCATTGGTAAAAGCTGGTTTGGTGAGTTGCTTGAGCGTTGTATAGGTCAAGAGAACGTCGGCACAGTAGCACCAACACAAGCAACAAGTGACTTTAACGGCTGGGCGACTGGTGTTTGTGTGAACATTCTTAATGAGCTACGGGTGAAGGGTCATAATCGTTATGATGCCGTCAATGCGTTGAAACCTTTAATCACTGACTCGGTAATTCAGATTAACGATAAAGGGGTGAAACAATACAAGACGGCAAATACGACTAATTATATCTGTTTTACGAACTATAAGGATGCTATTCCAATTGATTCTGATTCTAGACGGTGGTGGGTCATCTTTGTGGAGATCGACACCCTTGATGATTTAATCCATAAAACTGGCGAGGATCATAGAACATACTTTGCTAAGATATTCGACGCGATAAGACAATATCCAGACCAAATCTTAAAATGGTTTACGGAGTACGAAATAAGCAAAGAGTTCTTGGCGTTGAAGCAAGCACCAGCCACAGAGTTTAAGGACATGATGGTGTCGACTGAAAGCGCGTCACATCATTTCAAAGATGAGGTGAGAGAACTTATCGAGCGTGGGGGTGAGTTTTTTAACGAGCATGTAATATCGTCAACAGATTTGTTTGAAGCGTTGCGTCAAGAAGGTTTTGATGGTGATATGGAAGCACCAAAGACAGTCCAGCGTAATCAAATTTTGAAATCGTTAGGGTATATGCAGTTACCGAAAACGATAACATTAGGCGGTAAATCACGTCGGATATGGGCTAAACGGTTCATGACTAATGACGAGGTGCGAGAAATTTTCAATAAGAAAAAAGACGATGAGGATTCAATGCCTTTTTAACTTTAGCCCCGAAAGGGGCTTTTTAATGCCTGTGTTGATTACAAGTTACAAGTTAAAACACAAGCTAGAAAACTTGTAATTTGTCATAACCTATTGATTTTACTATTTATATCTTACTAAAATTACAAATTACAAGATAAAATATAAAATAGAAAGTAATGAAATAAATAAAAAGACGTAAATTATATTTAATATGATAGAGAGTAGGTAGAAAGTGCTTGTAATTGAGGTTTGTAATTTTTAAGACGATTGAACAATTGAGCCAAAAACACTTTACACGGCTCGGGTGTTTTGGTATAGTTGGGGTTGTGGCAAGGGAGGCATCCCGTTCGTCAATCGCAAGCGAACAGCCACACAATTCAAATTGCGACCCAAGCGAAGGGAGTACCTAATTATGCAAAACCTACAAACGCAACACGCAAAAGCCTTAACTGAATTGGGCATATACAACACACAACATCAAGCAAACCTTATCATTCAAAGCATCCTAGACTTAGCCAAAGAACTGAGTATCAATTATCCGAAATACGGCTTTGAAAATCACTCAGATGGTTTTTACGCGCTATTGGAATGCAAATCAAATCTTGAAACGGTTTGCTCAATGGTTGATAATCCAAACTACAAACTTGCTATTGGTGACTTGCAATGACCTACCACGAAGCCGCGAAAATCTTAAAACTTTACCAGCGATACTTAACCACGAGCGCTACAATGGACGAATTGAACCTAACACCGACGCTGGTAGCTAAAGCGCTCGATGTTGCGATGGTGGCGATTCAGGACGCTGTAAAAGGGCAAGTAGATGGCTAGGCCTCAAAAGCACAATTGGGAAAAGATAATCAGTGAATATCAGGCTGGTGCATCTAAGCCTTCATTGTGTGAGTCGTATGGTGTGTCTGCTGGAAGGCTTAGCAACGAGTTTAAGAAGCGCGGAATAAAAGAGCCTGACGCTAAAATGACTGAAGCAGCTAAGTCTATTTCGCAAGTTTTCGAAAATGTTTCGCAACTTTCGAAAGAATGTTCCGAAACTCAACTACAAGCCGTTTTTGATGTTGGTGCAGCTAAGGGTATTTCAGCAATGAAGTCAGAGCGCAATAAGCACGCGCTTTATGATGCCATTATGGGCATGATTCCAGTGGTAGAGAAAGCGAGTGACATTAAAGACCTAGCGCTAGCCAATAAGGCGCTTGATGATTCTGGCAAGGTCGACACAGCCATCCAAATCAACAACAACCAACTACCCGCCTTAAATGTCGCATTTGATTAACTTCCCCCAATGGAGTAAACCGCTTTTTAAGCCCAAGCGGTATAAGGTCGTTTATGGCGGACGTGGAAGCGGCAAGTCAATCACCGTTGCCGATGCGCTAATCGCAAAGGCAATGACCGAAAAAACAATAATCATTTGTGGTCGTGAGTTTCAAGAGTCAATCAAAGATTCAGTGCATAGCCTTCTAAAGAACCGAATTAACGACCACGAGCTAGCAGACTGGTTCGAGATTCAGCGCGACAAGATCATTTGCACCGCCACTGGCACTGAATTTATTTTCAAAGGACTGCGACACAACATCGAGTCTATAAAGTCAGTTTATGGTATTGGTTATCTTTGGATTGAGGAAGGTTCAACGATTAGCCGTGAATCGTGGGAAACGATTAAGCCAACAGTGCGTGAAGAAGGTTCAGAGATATGGATAACATTCAATCCCCGCTTTGAAAGCGACCCAATCTATAACGACTTTGTGACTAACCAACATCCTGATGCTTTCGTTATGAAGGTCAATTGGTCGGACAATAAGCACTTCCCTAAGGTGCTTAATGACGAGCGACTGCACGCACTTAAATTCAACACTGACACCTATCCGCATATTTGGGAAGGCGAGCTGTTAACCCATACCAAGGCGCAAATCCTAAACGGCAAATGGCGCGTGGCAGACTTTGAACCGCAAGCCGATTGGGATGGCGCATACTTCGGCATGGATCACGGCTTTGCTACCGACCCGATGACATTGGTCAAGTGCTGGATTGCTGGGCGCACGCTTTACATCGAAAAAGAACGCTTCGGGCAC